CTTCAAAAGCATCATTTATTTCCTCTCTAACTCCAAGTTCTGACTTTAACGTATTTAATGATTTTTTGTTATTCTGTAATTCATCATACGCCATATCCGATAACTTTGACTTCGTAGATTTTATATCCTCAAGTATTGAAGCTCTCTCAGAATCATCGTCTTTACTTGTTTCCGATAATTTAGTATTTAAACCATCTAATTCAGATTTTAAACTATTTACAGTATCACTAAATTGAACTCCTTTATCTATCAACTGTTGAAACATATCAGAATCTACAAGAATACCTCTATTCTCACTGATATCCATCAATGTCTTTGCATAATCTATTAGCCTTATTTTATCCCTCAACAGAGATATACTCGCATCCAATGACATATTATTCTTAGATATAAGTCCTATATTCTCATGATCTAAGTTATTTAACTTTTCTTTTACCGAAGATGATTTGTTTAATTCTGATAATTGTTTTCCTATTAACTTATTTAATTCTTCGTATATTGCAGCACTTACCTGTAACTCTTTATTAGAATCTTCTAAGATTTCTAATATCTCTTCTACAACATCTTTATAATCTTCATTGGATACATCTATATTCTTTAACTCTTTAGATAACTCTTTGTAGTTTTTAAGTATTTCCTTAATATCCTTTAACTGCTTTGCTGTTAAATTATTATTTTCTTTAAAGAAATCTTTTAACTTGGTTTGTAAATTTTGTATATCTAATGCACCATCAGCTGCTTCTTGTCGAGCTGCTTTTCCTAAATCTTCTAATTCTTTCTTAGGGTCTTTCCTATTTGCCATTATTTAATATTAGGATGTTTCTTCTTTAGTCTCCGTATTTCATCTTTATAACGTTGTTCATTGAATTTAATATCATGTATTAATTCTTGAATTTCGGGATCTCTACTTGCTGTATACATCCTTTCCAACATCTTTACTTGCTTACCAAATGAAAACAATGCTAAGATACCTGCTAAAAAACCCTCTTGCAAAATTTTTGAAGTTTGCTTAGTCATACAAATACTTTACTATAAATATAATATACCTAACATATTTAGTAATAAATACTATATAAAATATTAACGTCTTCTATTTTGTTTAGGATTCTCTTGTTTTATATATGCATTTATCTCTTGTATATATATTTGTCTTACATATACAGGAAGATTATACACTTCTGTAAAAGATAGTGAACCTTTACTATTATAGCTTAAATTAAGTATTTGCTTGTATAAATCTAACTTATACTTTAACGTCAGGCCAAAAAAACTGTACCCCGATGGGAGCGTTAGTGCGAAAGGTTTCCCCTGTTTGTCGATCTGTCACCTCCACTGACAGATTTATTCCCGGTTGAACTTCCTCGATATACTTCCTCAAAGATCTTGCATCTGAAGCTAACATTTGCGTATCTACAAAATCTCTTATGTACTTAACATCATAATTACCATCTACTGAAACTATATAATATTTTAATTGAGTAGATGATATCTTGGATAAACCGTTGAATATCTTTTTATTTTTTTCAATTTCTTCTTGCAACTTTTTTTGATCAAGTTGCCTTAGCATTCTAAATGTAATCTTATTCTTAGTCGATGGTAGTTCAAAGTTAAGTTCATTAACTCCTAAACTATCAACATACTGCTCATCTAAAAATTTAAGTTCTATTTCTGATAAATCAATAGTTTCTCTCTGCTTTTTTCCTGAAGGTGTGTCAATGCTAACTTCGTACTCACTGCCGTATCCAAAAATACGAGAAGCTACTGTTATAGCATCAATATCCCCAACTAACAAATCATCTAACTTTATACCTTCAGTAACTATTAAAGATTCTAAAAACTTATCAATAACAATTCCTTTTTTAATATATGATTCTGTAGTAAGAATATCTTCCTCTTTAGCAGTCATATATTTTATCTCAATAGTACCTTTATGAAGAGGACTATCTTTTGGGTAAAGTAGTCCTCTTGAAGGTAAGTCTATAATTTCTGTAGGAATTCTATATCCTACAGCTTCTTTCTGAGTTTGTGTTACAATAGAACTTTCTTCCTCTGAAATAACATCTTTTTTTGGATAGCTCGTATCTAAATTCATATTTAAAACTTTTTTTTAATAACTTAATAAATAATATAATTGTTCATTAGGATGGGAAGTATTCTGCCCAATCATAAGAAATTGTTGCTTCAATAGCTACTAAATCATCTGAAGATACATCAAAACTACCCCAATTGATATTCGCAAAAAATGCACCATTCAATTCCCAATAAGCACCTGTGAGACCGTTAATATCTCCTTGAGGTGGAACATAGTATAATGTTATCTTCTTCTTATAAGTTGACATGTACTCATCTACATCCGTTCTTGAATTGTGATGGTCATCATTCAACCAATTATGAGCCACAGCTGCACCACTTTTTCGTGCTGTTAATGACTCATAAGGATCATAGAATGTTACTGAAATATCCTGCCATCTTGATTTTCCCTTTATCTTGAATTCAGAGTTGATGGTATCAACTACTACAGGATTATTCTCAATAGATGGAATATCAGTAGTCTTGATAAGATATGATTGCTCTCCCGCTTCATAATAGGATTGTATGCTCATTATGAAGCGATTCTGCTGCTTCATATCAACAAACTGAAAATTATTACGATATTGTGCTGACATAGTTGTTTTGTTTTATATAAATATAGTATTTATTTTTTTTTTAATTATTTCCCGATCCTTCAGGAGTATCACTTGGGAATACTGCACCTGTAGGTAACACAAAGAAATCAATTATTACAAATTCCGCAGTTCTCGTTGGTTTCAAATAAATAGCACCTCGTAGTTCATTTCTATCAATTACTTCAGCAGTATTGTTAGATTCATCCATCACTACCCTAAAATCATAGAGTCCTTGTTTCTGTCTAATATCTGTGAAATAAGGTGTTACGATATCAACAAATCTTTTTCTCGTTTGAACAGTATTTTGTTCGAATACTAAATATCTTGAAGTAGATGCTACAAATTTCTTAGCTGCAATTAATAAACGTCTAACGTTTATTCTATCTAATGCAGAACGTTTCTTCTGTAGTGTTTTCTGACCCCAAACAACAACTCCATCTCTTGGATAAGTAGCTATTGGGTTTATATTACTTGCATATAAATCATCTCTCATTGAGGTAGATAATTTAGTTTCCACTTGTACTGCAATATCAATTCCACCTCTATTCAAACCCGCAGGAGCAAACCATGGGAAACTAACATAATCATTAAATGATAGTACACCTGCTACTAAACATGATGGTGGAAGCCATACGTTTCTGTTCAAATCAGGATCCGCTACTTGAACCCATGGGTAGTACATAGCTGCATAGTTGGAGTTTCTTGACTCACCTGCTAATTGAGCTTGACCTATCGAATCTCCGTATTTAGTTGGATCTGCTACTAAGAAAACGTCACCTCTCTCTTCGCACATTGCGATAGCGTGAGTTAGGATATCACTATGTTTACCACCTGCTTCTTGTAGAATTCCCGGCATGAACAACATATTTACATCATACTCATCAGCATTAGATAAAATATCCAATGCATCATAATAAGCAGTAGAACCGCTAATACCTGCTGCACCCTGAGATAAGTTAAATCCTTGAGTATTACTTGCTACAATTTTATCATAAAAAGCTCTTGGATGTTGAACATATCCATCGCTACCGAAAGCAAAAGTTCCTGACACAGCAGCAGGTAATGATGCAGATAATGCTCCACTTCTAATACCACCTGCTTCATTCAAATAATTTAAAGTTGTTTTAAGAACTTCTACTCGTATGTATCTTGAACGATTTGGATAAGAACCTGATAATTGTAGGTAAGGTCTTCCTGTACCTGTATCCCTAAGTGTATATACTTGATCTCCTACAATTCTTGGTAAGTACCCTGAATCATTAGGATCTAATGACACATTATTAAATTGCTCAATAACAACTTTTCTACCCGTTCTATCGTCACCTCTTCTTAAAACAAGATTAAATGTACCTCTCTTCAAGTTTACATTATTTACTTCCCAACGGAAATTATATCGAGTTCCTAAAGTTGAAGAAAGTAATCCTAAAGTTTGAGTAGTCGATGGGTCTTCTATACCATTATTAGAAGCTATAGTAGTACCACTATTACCATACAAACCTTCTGACATCAAATGTATCTTAAATGAAGCAGATGCCTCATTAAAAAATGATGCAGTTAAATCGGTTTTAGTTTTACCTCTATTTCTAAATGATTTATAAGAACCTGAACTTACAACATTACTTTTAGCTATAGTTGCATTACTGTTTATAATTCTCACAACGGTTAAATTATCTCCGTATCTTAGATATTCTTGAGCAGTATAGTTTGTTAAGAACTTATATTCTTGAGCATAAGCTCCTGAACCACTGATAAAGCTATTACCAAAAGCTCTAAGGTATTCTGAATAATTTGATATTGTAGTAGGTCTAAATGCAGGGCCGTATAATGTAGGGCCAATCACTGCTGCTCCGATTGATTGTATTTCTTGAGGAAGGAAACTTAGGTCTTTCTCTCTCGTGAATACACCCGGACTTACAAATCTTTCGTTAGCCATTTCTTTTTTATTGAATTTAATAATTATTTTCTATCTATAAATAGTATATAAATTTTCCAAAATTATCTCTATTCTTGTTCATTTGGAAATCTATCAACAGCATTTATATCAAATGAAGATTGCTCAGTTCTGAACACAACTCTCTTAGTAGTGTATGCCTTTTGTATCGTTGATTTTCTAAGTTCAAATTCAGATTGAAGTCTTGCATCTACTGTCAATGTAGTTGTTGCTTTAACTAACCTTTCCGCTGTTGTTGGGTTTATAGTATCAAAATTAATATCTCCTACCCTTGTTTTAAATTTAAAGGAATCTCCCCAACTAAAATTACTTGTTGGAATAATATCCTGTACAATTGAATTCATCTGTTCTATATAATAACTAAACAAAATTAATTCATATTCTACTATATAAAATTCAGGTAATACAGATATAAAATATTCATCAGAAAATTTTGAATTAGATAATGTACTATGCTGATCTCTTATGTTTTCAAAATTTCTATCTTTAGGAGTTATAGATATTGTAGCTGATCCGTAGTTCACATCCAACTTCTTGAATCTCTCATCCTCAGCCATAGATATTCTTCGTATAGTACCGTAAGGAGCCAATATCTTTCCTTGTTTATCTCTCATAAATCCTCTTGCCTGAATTTGATTCCAAATCTCAGCAGATGCGTATACTATAGGAACATCTACCATAGTATCATTCTGTTCTACCTGAGCATTGATAGTATTTTTGAGATAATGCATTATAGCATAATCAACATCATATAAGGTGATAGCGGGAGTCCTAAAGGAGTCATTATCTCTCCTTGTCTCATATGCTCTATTAAATGGTGGATCTACTCCTGTTAATGATATGTTAGGATTTTCTGCCATTATATTCTATTTGGTAAATCATAAATACTATTTCTCGGAGTCATTATATTCTCTATTCCTAATCTATCTGCTGTTGTTTTCATTCCCTTTGCTACAACACTTACATTATATCCAAATCTATCTTGTCCATCTTCTACTGTTGCTAATAAAGTATCAGGATTTCTACCCATCCAAAGTTGGTTAGATGATACTAAATTTAATTCATAGTATTCAGCATCCCACTTTATTATATCTCCTTCTTGTATAACTAAGTTTAAATCTTTTAAATCATCTCGCAAAAATGAAAAAGATATCTCTCTTATGAAAGTTGTATAGTCATCTCCATCAAAGTCTTTACCTTCCCTTGTAATCAATGAATTAATTCTCATAGGATTGAAAAATACTTTCTTTGCTGATTCTCCATATATATTCGTTTTTATATACTGCGTAGCTATCTTATATACTATGACTTCAGTATTGATTATAGAGTTAATTAATTCTCTATTCAATCTTCTTATTAAACTTACATCTCTTGAACCTCCGAATAATGGCATATATTAATACTTTATCATCCTATATAAAATCTTAAAGGTACTCTACTCATTTCAACTTGCAATGCTTCTGATTCAGCTGCTTTTCTTTCTAATAGATTCTGTCTTGAGAATTGATCTAATATTTCCTTTAACTCTTCTATTAATGATGATTTTTCTGTTTCAGCTGCACTTAATAATGCATCACCATTTAATGTAATATCAGATTCAGGTATTGGTATCGAACTATACTTACTCCTAACATATCCTAACATTTCCTTTGATAATGCTAATGTATATTTTTTAATCCATTGTCTACCCATAGCATTTATTCTTGAGTATACCATATTATTGTAGGGTACATTTGAATAGTCACTTATTCTTCCTCTCCCCCGCTTTAGTGGATTATTCTCCAAATCATCTAAAGTATATTCAAAATGTAATTTAGTATCTCTCGTTGGTATTGGAAATATGGTTAATCTGTTGTTAACTAATCTAAAACTATAGGCACTCTTTCTAATTAAATCACTAAATTCTATTCCTTGTATCCTAAGTAAATCATGGTTTAGAGGATATAGTACAAAGCCTACAGCGGGTGTCGAATTACCGAATCCAAATCCTTCCAATAATCCTTGACTTCCTAATCCTGTTCCTGCATAAGGATCTTGATATCTTATTAGGGCAGGTACAGGATAATGGTGTATTTTTCTTATTGTAAAGTTATTGTTAGAAAAAGATCCTGATTCTAATATAATGCTATTATCTTTAGTTAAATCATAAGTTTGTTTACTTTGCTTTACTTGTAAACTGCCTGTAAAGTAAGTTACATTACCTCCAACTCCCACAGATGTACCATAGTGTTCTGATAGTTTAAAAATAGAAGCATTATTAGTATCTACATATTCTTGAGATAAACTTTGAGAACCTGTATTTGCTCCTAATAAATATAATAGATTATCTCTACTAACATAGGTGTTTACTTGAGATCCATACTCAGTAACAGCCTCTTCAAAAGCTGCGAAGAAGTTTGACTGCTGTAGTTCAACATCGACTATAGGATAACCTAATCTTCGTGCACACCAATCGGCAATCATATCTGCGTCTTGTTGAAACTGATAGTCATTGTCGTATATTCCGTAGGGTGTATCGCCTTGGAAGAAGGATGCTGAACCCGGCCATATTGGGATGTTAGCCATATTAATTTATTATTTTTACATACATACTATTACTTACTATAAGTATATTATATAAAGTAAAAACCCCATCTTTCAATGGGGTTTTCAAATAATTAAATCTAATCTTACGGTAATAAATTTACTTCTTAAAATAAGATGCTGTTTTTACAGACAGTGTTACTGCTTGGTCTATCAATAAAAACCACTCTTCTAAAATGCTTTCAACAACATCATTTTTTAAATCAAATTCTTCATTAAACAATTTAATCAATTCAGTTCTCTCTGCTGAGTCTACATTTTTCAATTCGTTAAGTGCATCAGGTAATGTACCGTAAATAGAAATTACTTTAAATACTAATACCTGAACAATTCCAAATATTTCAGCAGTATCAATCTTACCGTTACCATTCACATCAATTTGAGTTGAAGATGAAATTAACTGTGCTAAGTGTTTAACTGCGGGTTTTAATTTTTCAATACCTAAAGACATTTTTTTTGATTTTTTAGTTTATTAATATGTTTCTTTATCATCTATAAATATATACACTATATAGTAAATACTTTGTTTTTATATTATTTAATTGTTTATTTATTTATTATTTTTATAGGGTCTTCTTCGCAAAATTTTTAGGTTATCTAATAGTTTCAGAATAGTTGTATATTAGTTCTAAACTATATGTATTTATAGTGTTATAAAAATGGTAGAAACTATCTTTTACTTCTGCTGCTGACATTTTCTTATCTTTATAGGCTTTTACTATTTGAAAGAATTTTTGTTGTTTTTCTGTTTTTGAAGACATTTTGTTTTGTTTATATTGTACATGTGTTTTTTTATGTTGGTTCTTCTCCGCAAAATTTTTATAAGAAGCAATCAACTATTTGAAGTAGTTTATTATATTCTTCGGTGCATGAACGATTTGCGCCAAAATTACCAGCAAATGCAAGTCCTGCATTTTGTGTTCCCGCAGAACCCATACCATATCTTGCTGTTGCTAATGCAACTCCTGCCGACCAAGATGTACCATCGTATTCCTCAGTGCAAGAAAGACATGCACCATTAAAACCTCCAAAAACAAGTCCTTCATTCTGTGTTCCTGCTCCTTCTATAAAATACCTTGCATTTGCTAACGCACCCCCTACTGACCAAGATGTGCCATTGTATTCTTCTGTACAAGTTACAAATATACTTGTCCTTCCTCCTGCTGCAAGTCCTGCATTCTGTGTTCCTGCTCCTGATGGATGGCTTCTTGCTGTTATCATTGCACCCCCTGCTGACCATGATGTGCCATTATATTCTTCTGTACATGATAAACCTCCCATAGCAAGTCCTGCATTCTGTGTACCTGCTCCTGCAATATTATCTCTTGCTACTATCATTGCCCCACCTACTGACCAAGATGTGCCATTGTATTCTTCTGTGCAAATATAATCAAATCTACCGCCAATGGCAAGTCCTGAATTTTGTGTCCCTGCTCCTGCTATTGAATATCTTGCTACTGATAATGCACCACCTGCTGACCAAGATGTTCCATTATATTCTTCTGTGCAACTTAGAGGGCCACTTCCTCCTGCTGCAAATGCTTCATTCTGTGTACCTGCTCCTGCTACAAAGCTTCTTCCCGTTATCAATGCACCACCTGCTGACCAAGAACCAATACCTTCAAATCCATAATAAGACACCATAGGTCTTCTATTCACAGAGTCAAACCACATACACATTCCTGTTTGTGCTATATAAGGTCTATCTGAATACTCTGCTGTATTATATGATGAGTCTAAACTACGGTCAACGATTTCGGTTGGTGCATTGTATTCTTCTGTGCAAGATAGAGTTGCGTTAGATTGACCTCCTGCTGCAAGTCCTGCATTTTGTGACCCTGCTCCTGCTAAATATCTTCTTGCTGTTATTAATCCCCCTCCTGCTGACCAAGATGTTCCATCATATTCTTCGGTACATGTTACATCTGCACTCCCATAACCTCCTGCTGCAAGTCCTGAATTCTGTGTCCCTGCTCCTGCTAAACCAAATCTTGCTGTTATCAAAGCACCTCCTGCTGACCATAATGTGCCATTGTATTCTTCGGTACAAGACACTGCTGCATTTGTTGTACCTCCTGCTATAAGTCCTGCATTCTGTGTACCTGCTCCTGCTGTACGGAGTCTTGCTGTTATCAAAGCACCTCCTGCTGACCATGATGTGCCATTATATTCTTCAGTACATGATATATTTTGACCTCCTGCTACAAGTCCTGCATTTTGTGTCCCTGCTCCTGCTAAACCCCATCTTGCTGTTATTAATGCCCCTCCTGCTGACCAAGAAATACCATTGTATTCTTCAGTAGAACTACATGATACATAACCCCCTGCTACAAGTCCTTCATTTTGTGTACCCATCCCTGCTAAACCAAATCTTGCTGTTATCAAAGCACCTCCTGCTGACCAACTTGTGCCGTTATATTCTTCAGTGCAGGCTAAATCTATATTTGTAGCACCTCCTGCTGCAAGTCCTGCATTTTGTGTGCCTGCTACTCCTATATCTGTTCTTCCTGTTATCAATGCCCCTCCCGCTGACCAAGCACCAATCAATAGTGTGCTGCTCTTGTAGGAAATCATTGGCATATTGTTTGTCTTATCATACCACATACACATTCCTGCATCAACTAAGTTAGGTCTTTCAGAATATTCTGCTGTATTGTAAGATGAGTCTAAACTACGGTCAACAATTTCTGTTGGTGCGTTGTATTCTTCGGTGCAAGATACACTTACACCTGTAGTACCTCCTGCTGCAAGTCCTGCATTTTGTGTACCTGCTCCTGCTGAACCATATCTTGCTGTTATCAATGCACCACCAACTGACCAAGATGTGCCATTATATTCTTCGGTGCAGGCTACTACTGCATTTGTATAGCCTCCTGCTACAAGTCCTTCGTTTTGTGTTCCTGCTCCTGCGGAATTCCTTCTTGTTATTATCATTGCACCACTTGCTGACCAAGACGTACCATTGTACTCTTCGGTGCAGGTTACATTTACATTTACATAACCACCTGCTGCAAGACCTGCATTTTGTGTTCCTGCTCCTGCTAAGTAAACTCTTGCTGTTATCAATGCCCCTCCTGCTGACCAAGATGTGCCATTGTATTCTTCGGTACAAGAAAGATTAGTATTAAATTGACCTCCTGTTACAAGTCCTTCATTTTGTGTTCCTGCTCCTACTAAGTAAAGTCTTGCTGTTATCAATGCCCCACCCGCTGACCAAGATGTGCCATTGTATTCTTCGGTGCAGGATACATGAGCACTTGAAAAACCTCCTGCTACAAGTCCTACATTTTGTGTCCCTGCTCCTGCTAAATAATATCTTGCTGTTGCCAATGCACCACCTGCTGACCAAGATGTACCATTGTATTCTTCAGTACATGCAAGAATTGCATTTACAAAACCTCCTGCTACAAGTCCCGCATTTTGTGTTCCTGCTCCTGCTAAACCGAATCTTGCCGTTATCAATGCCCCTCCCGCTGACCAAGAACCTACTAATGATGTGTTAATGCAATAAGAAACCATTGGCATCTTACTTGTGGTGTCAAACCATAAACACATTTGGTCTGCGTTTATGGGAGATGGTCTTGATTCAGTGGATGCTATATTTGCTCCTTGACTTCCTTGTGTACCTACTGTTCCTTGAAGTCCTGTTGCACCTTGATTGCCTTGAGCTCCGTTAGTACCTGCTGTTCCTTGTACTCCTGTTGGGCCTTGATTGCCTTGGAAACCTTGTGTACCTACTGTTCCTTGTGTTCCTTGAGCTCCTGTTAAAGA